GTCACCTCCTGCAGGGCTTAGCCCCGATCACCCTAAAAGGGTGATCTCCTTCCGAGTTTGATGCTGACGTACTCGGGACGTCCAGAACGTTCCAGGTGCTCATCATCGACATTCGCAATGCCGACGCATGGTTCTTTGGAGGAGGGTACGGTGAAACCGTACCCCTCCCAGGGATACCTACTGAGGCACTTGAGAAGGGCACCAGTCCCCTCGAGAGGATCTCGAGGAGGTTTGGCCACCACGTAGTAGCCCTTAGCTACGGGGCTGTGGTGGAATGGATGAAGGGTCTCGAATTCATATCCGAGAACCGACTCCCTGCCCAACAACGGAGACGTGGGCGCAACATTTGGATAGTGCTTTAGCACTTTCCTCATGTAGTCGTCCATAAATGCTGCAGACTCCCAGAGACCAGCCCAATAGAGCTGGTTCCGAAGAGCGTTAGCAGCAACGACTCCATTCGCATCCTGCCGTCGGGTGGGAAGTACTTGTCGGACCTTGACAATGCTAACGTCATGGCCTTCAAAATATTCCCTACCGCAAGATTCCCTGAACCTTCCGGTCCAGTAGGACTTGCCGACGTTTACTTTGTGCCCAAAAGCACTCAGCTCGTCGACGACGGACAGCACATAGTCTCTGGGGACAACAAGATCATCCCCAAAGACGCGCACCTGCTCACGAAACTGATTGATCATCAGCTCGCGAGAAAGTGGGGCACTTAGCTCCCTTTCAATACCGAGGAAGATCACGGTCAAGAAGACCATGGCTTCAAACGGAAAGCAGAGAGCTGAACCCATAGACGCGAACTTGGCCAGGCGTTGAACGCCATGACCAGGTACGTCAGCCTTCCGTGACCTTGCTGCATCGACGGCCCCTAGCAAATGGGGGAAGTCGGACAACATGGCACGTACGTGCTGATTCGAGACACGATCGGAAGCTTCACTAAGATCTAGTGTAGCAAGTTCCCCGCTGAGGGAACCTTCGCGGGCCATAGACCTGTTAGGGTCTTGGTCATCGAAACCGATCACGCGGGAGAGGAAGCTATCCTCTGAGAACGCGTTAAGGAAACTGCGAAGAAGGGCCTGCTGCGCATATTGCATCGCAGCCGGCTCTATCGCAATTATCCTAGGTGACTTGAGCGTTTTAGGTACCGTGATAACCCGTACGGGCATCTCGGCGCCAGGTTCGAGGACATCCAACTCCTCGTCCAGCTCGGCAGCAAACCGAGCGTTAGGGACGAGAAAGTCGTCAGAAGGAAAGAATTCCTCGAGACGTTCGGTCCAGGTTCGCAGATTCCACTTCCCATTGCTGGAAAGTTTGTCTGCGACAGCGCCTGGACCATGCTTACCCTTGAGCCCACGGAAGAAGACCTCACGGTCAACCTTCTCGAAAAGCTCAGAGAAAAGCATATCAGAGACGCGCTTGAAATCATCCATATAGGATGGATCAAGACGCTGATCTGATGATCGGATGTCCTGCTCACATTGAACGAACTCCGACATCGCTCGTCTCTCGCGGCGGGCCGAGACGACTCTTTTCGAGCCGTTAAAGCCCCGAGGATCACCTTCGCGGGTGACCTCCGGGAGAGCGATCTTGCTAAACATCAGTGTTAACTGACGAATTGCATAGATTGCTTCGATGTCGTAATCGTCCAAAAGCGCACCACTACTAGTGTCGAACACACGTCCAAGGAAACCTCCTAGAAATAGGGGGAAACCAGTACGACGATCCGTCTTAAAAGACGGAGCGTCCGAAGGGACGACGAATCCTTGGTCTAGCCACTTTTGGGTAGCTTTTCCAAGATCCGCCAGGGTAATCCCCAAAAAGGACAACCCCTCGTGTTCAACACGCCTCACGACAGTTGTTATGTCGTGAGTGGCGCTGGTGCAGCATCGCACAGCCAATTCATTGGCTGTACAGGACCAGAGTGACGTTAGGCTTTTCAGCATCCCTCCTGTATTAGGGGGTGTATGCATCCTTAGCCTACGTCTAGTTCAGATGCAGTTACGACTCGCACCTGTACGCATCGACGAACAAGGAGTGGAAAGAGTCCATACGGACTACCGACCACGTACCGTGCTCGCAGATGACGTCGCTCTCCGGTTGGAGAGCGTCTCGTACTGACTGGAGTTCGAGTTTGTCACTCGATTCCCAGTCACAGAGATCCCATCCCAGGTTACTGGAGATGAGAGCGAATACCCTTTCCAGGGCCTCATGGTTAACCATGTCCGTCCTTTCGAGGGGTCTTCCCTCTGTGGTGTGGAATGTATTGCTGCACTAAGATGCCTATCCCATCTGGGGATCAGGCAACTCCTGAATGCGTTTTACCGCATCCAGTAGTGCTTGAACCGCAAGATGATCTTCCGTTGTTCGGCGGGTGCCGAGACGGATGGTCACTTGTAGGATACCCTTGGGCGATTCCTCGTCCGCGGGTCCCCAGACGACACAGACACCAGTCTGTTTGACAGCCTTCATCATGGGCAGAGATTCTGACCCGTAATGATAGCTTCGCCCACTAGGTACAAAGCGTCGACAACAACAACGACCGTTACCAGTATCCTTTTATTAAGGTTGGTTCGGTCGTCGTAGTCGACACTTCTCCTCCCGAGGGAACCTCGAGGAGGACGTGAAGGATCACGGTGGACATCCCTTTCGGGTATGTCATCATGATCACTCATGGTACCTGTGGCACGGTGATCCGAAGCGCACGGAGGGTCGTCTCACGACTCCCCGCCGAGCAGTTTCGTGACCATCGCGCCGGAAGAGGCGTTCAAGGTGGCGATGAAGCCATCGAAAACGGCCTTGGCTTCCGTAGGTGTGTAGCCGGCGAGAGGGAGATCGAAGACGACGTAAGTCGCCATCGACACTTCCACATTCTCGCTCGGCTTAAACACGTCCGGGGCCAACTTCCGAACGTCGATCCGCGCCATACGGCGCGTCCTGTCACCCTTGCCTTGCTGGTAAAGGTGGCTGAACGTAGCCGTCAGCAGCCCATCGCCAGACGAGTATTCCGACTTATCGTCACCCACGCTAACGCGGGGGACGGAAGACGTAACGCCCGAGATGGTAATGGACAGTGGATCGGTCAGAGACATAGGCATCACTCCTAGGAGCATTGGTATGCTCCCTGTGGCGGTTTGACGTAAACAACATGTCAATCACTTGCCCTTGGATATACCAAGTGCCGCGATTATGGCTTTCTGACGGTCACTGAAGTCACCGTACTTCAAGCCGAACCCGAAGGGTGTTGCCCGACGACGTTGCTTCGTTTCAGAAACGAAAGTAACGGGTGTCGGTTGTGAGGCTCCTAACCAACCGGTTGGACCCCCATACGTATAGGTGTGCTCGGAACGAACATGTTCCATCACATACCCATACGGCATCACCATGCCATCGCGTTGCCAGCTCTGGAGATTCGAAATGACATCTCCAGTGTTTGACACCCAATCGACGGCCCAGCTCCATGGGGTCAGGTTCCAGATCGTCTCTGGAGTGATTTCCAGTCCTAAGAATTTCTTCAAGGGACCGGAGCGTGAGTCTATCGCGTCCATAGCCAGAATATCCGGCGGGACGAAGTAAACAAACGCACCACTAAACCAGACTTTCCGGACTGTCTTACGAGACAGATATACCTGACCCTTGGCGAAGTTGCGTGGGTCCTCCATTGCGCCGTTCGTTGGTCCAACAAGGACCGCGGTAGCGCGTGAATCTAGGAGTTGCACGTCTTCTTCGACCAATGGTGGAAAGGCGTACTTCCTGCGAATGAACTTGCCTGCGTCGCGTTTATACTGTTTTATCAGTCTATCCGCGTCGAAAACGACAGCAGCCGCATTGGCTATGTCGTTAGCAAGTGGCTTCAACGCAAACTCGTACTCGAGGTAGTTGCCTGCTGCAGCCTTTTGACGGGCTTTAGCAGTCTTCAACTTCCAAAGGGTGGCACCTGCCATTTTAGGCAGACCGTCCTTTTTAAGTTCGAGAAGCGTCTCAGCCAAACTCGCAATGGAATTAGCCGGCTTACACCTAGCGATCGCAGTCGTCCCAAAAGCGTCCAGCTGTTCAGCTGAACTAGCTTTATAGGATGGATATGGATCGCCCAGAACGCAGCCGTAATGGGGCACAATCAGACCTCTGTAATTAGCAGAAGTCGTATCGTGAAACCCAGGGCTATCGTACTGGCTCCCAGAGATGAATGCTTCTTGGCCAAGGCCAATAGCAAACTTTCTCTCGGAATAGAATGGGCCACCCTCATCGGCTGAAAACTTCTCTTTGTTACGGAGAAGCCAGCCGGGATGGTTTTCAGACACAGTATACTGTGTCCCCGTGAGGCGTCTAGCTAGTGTCTGATTAGACACAAACTCGTTGAAATGGTCAACCGCACCGTTACGGTACGCGACCGTTCTTTCGAGATAGCTATCAGGCAACTGCACAAGAAGTGCACGCCTGCGAGTAGTAGTTACTCGACCCCTCAATCGGCACCAGCTCCTCTGGTTCTGGAGAGTAAACTCTCTCCAAATTGATCCAAC